TTACAAACAAGTCTCTGAGGACTAAATAATATACCAGTCCAAGAAGTAAGATGAAATTATTCTCACAATTCTGTCTTGAAGCTTATGATGCTTCTGTGATGGGATCCAGTCAAATTAAAAAAACTGGACAGCGTGGAGAAGTTGGTGCAGATAGAAGAAAATCTGAACCTGAGAAACGTAGAATGAAAAATGTTGGTGGCGGCAAGCAAGTCCCAGCAAAGAGTTATAAGGATAGAACGGATATTGGCACTCAACGTCAAGCATCCACCAGAGTTCAACAACCAGAAAAGCAAAGAGGTAGTGCAGCTGCATCACAAGCCGATGCAGCAAAAGCTGAAAGGAAGAAAGCTGCACTGGCAAGAATTGCCGCTAGAAAGGGTGGCAAACCAACACCAGAAAAGAAAAAAGATACGCCAACAGCATCACAACTTCTCTCCAAAAAGAAAACTTCAACTGTGTCGCCTGATTACAAACCAGCAAAAGAATCTGGATATTCGAGAGATGAACGTCGCAAGATTAAAAGAGCAGGACAAAGATTAGTCCGTGATATTCAGCAAGGAAAAGATAAACCTGCAAGTCATTATCAATCATAATACACTCTGAGACCCCTCTACAATCGTCTGTGACAGTGTTGCAGGCGATTTTTAATGCAATCATATATCTGTGCTATAATATCAACTGTAGCCTCTAAAGTGTCCTAGTTGTATGAAGAACACCCACCTAGAACACCCAGAAGATTGCATTTTGACTGGCGATCTTTCTTGTCTTGATTGGTTTTCTGAATCTAATTCACATGTCAGCATAAAAATTGATGGTGCTCCTGCAATCGTGTGGGGAACAGATCCTGCAACTGGTACATTTTTTGTTGGAACTAAAGCCGTCTTCAACAAAGTAAAGATTAGAATTGCACATAGTCATCGCGAGATTGACCAACATTACAAGGGCAATGTTGCCCGTATTTTACACACTGCTTTTGATTGTTTGCCTCATACAGATGGCATCTTTCAGGGCGATTGGGTTGGTTATGGTGGAAATTCTGTTTATACTCCCAACACAATAACATATCATTTTCCTGAGATTATTGAAGAGGACATTATTGTTTGTCCGCATACAATCTATGTTGCTGAAGATGATCTTCGCAATGCAGTTGCATCTCCTATGATATTGTGTCCTAAAAGTACAAACTTTTGTAAGTTTATCCAACCTGATGTATATCTTGAACCAGAACGTGATGAACTTAAGTATATGTGTGGTTATGCTAAACAGATGGCAACTCTGTGTGAGTTTGTAACACCCAAACAAGCAACTAAGATCAAGAAGCATATCAATGATTGCATTCGTCAAGATGTTGAAATTGATGAAGATTTCATCTCAGAAGAGTTTGATTGTGACGTGAATGTTATTCGTTTGTGGAAACTTGTCGATACACTTAAAGATCATATGTTCAAGTATATTCATGAAATGGATGAGATTGAGTGTATGATTGGTGATGAAGATGTCCTGCATGAAGGATATGTTATCACGAATAAGTTTGGTATGTTCAAGATTGTTTATCGTGATGTGTTTTCCCGTGCAAACTTTATCATGGAGAAATCCTGGCAATAGTAACTGTAGCCTCTAAAGTGTCCCAGTAGTATGAACACCACTCAAACTGAAACCACAAAATGAACACAAAAACACGTCAGTATTTAGCTCATCCTGAAAACAGAATGCATATTTGTCAAACTAATCGTCTGCTTTTTGAATCCAAGGGCGACTATCAGCAAGCTGAGAATGCACGACTTGTTGAGTATCAGTGGCTTTCTAAGGCAGAATGGGACCAGACTGAACACTTTTAACTTCAAACTAATGCCAACTGAAACCCTTACTGACTTCGTTGCTACTCAAGATGCACGAAATAGTATTCAACTTAATGTGCGTAAACATACATTAATTCTATGTGATTGCCTGGTTGAAGATTTTAAGTCCAGTCATCCTAACTCTGATCCTTATAAGTTTTACATCGAAAGTGGTAGAAAGTATCACAAAGTAATCATGGAAACTGGTGCTGGTTCTCGCTCAGTTCATGCTTTCGTTGATAAAAAGACTGGTGACGTGTTTAAGCCTGCCAGTTTTAAAGCTCCTGCAAAGATCGTTCGCTATCGTTTGCTTGAGATTGCATCTCGTGAGCAATGTTTTGCCCGTGCAGATTGGGCAGGTGGTTATCTCTATGTTCGATGAACTTTTTCCTGAGCAACACATTCGCTGGACAAACATTTTTTAATCATGAAGTACGATGATCAACTCATTACTATCATTGATAGACTGACAAATGCCGTGAATGTTTGTTATTCTGTTGAGAATGCAAGCTATGAAGAAAGGGAGAAGAATTATGATCTTCAGTGTCCCTTTGCTGTTGGTTATTCTCGCAGTGCGATGAATGAAGCAATCAACAACTTGAATAACATTGTATCACAGATGCAAGAGAGTGACTAACTGTAGCCTCTAAAGTGTCCTAGTATTGTAAGCACAACTCTTCTTCTTCATTATGCAACTCACAAACTCCATCTGCATCGTTGATTTCTTCCTGAGGCATTCATCGCTGAGTCAGATGAGATCAAAGGCATGAAAGTTGTTGTCAAGCGTTTCATTAAGCGTGTGACATTCATTGATAACGGTGCTAAGTCTTATAGCACTGTGACAGCACTCACAGCACGTAATGAGTGGATGGAGCGTATTGCTAGCGGTGCAACAGTTACTGACTACCACACCGACAAAATGCCTCGCTCTGAGTATGCTCCCATGGCATGTGTGGGGTGATTCCCCTCACTCACTGCAAACCCTTATCTAACATCATGCTCAAAACACAACTACTCAAAGTCGTCGGTGAAACTGCAAACAGCGTTGATACTAAAATGACACGATTGGAAAAGTTTGAAGTATTCTGTCGCGTGTGTGATGGGTTACTTGAAGATGGTAGGATTAGCTCTGCTAAACATCAAGCATGGACCAACGTATTCTAACTCCTAACTAACTCCAAATCTTATCCAAATTAGGAACAAATCATGAACTACACTCTTTCACAACTTCAAGAACGTATCAGCAAGATGATCCAATTACAGGGTGAAAATGCACCTTGTGCTGCATGGATTTACACTGCTGAGGATTGCATGATTCGGGATGAGAATGACGAACCAACATATCCTTGTGAGGATAATCTTGAACTTGCTGAAAGAATCTTCTTTGATGTTGGTGATTGCGATCACATTTACACCTGCATACAAGACGCAGTAGATGAAGCAACAGAAGAGCAACTTATGAAGTATCAGCAAGAATTAGTGGAGGTAGCATGAGAATTACGCAATACTTACTCAGTGGCATTATTGCCTTTGTCACTATCACATGCTACCTGATATTCTTAGCACAGCGTGACACCAAAATGATGAATTATTATGATGAAACAATTCAACAAACAAGATGACATTCTTTCACCCAAATCATTCTATCATGTCAACTGAAACCAGGGATAGTAACTGTAGCCTCTAAAGTGTCCCAGTAGTATGAACAACACCTATGATGAAATCCTGAGAATTTGGAACAGTGAAACCCCTGATGATTTTGCAATCTTCAGTGATCTTTACTATCAAATGTTTGGTGAGGATTTTAACATCCCTTACACAACTGATTCTACTAAGTCTTCTTTTTTCCCTTATGATTGATTATGAAAAATCTTCATTGTGTCCCTAAACATATTGGGAGTGCAATAACTCCTAATTGTCGCGTTCAGCGTAATGGTTCTAGAAAGATCAAACGATCAGTAACAAAAACCAATTCAGTAAAGTTCCTTACTATCATCAACAATCTAAAATGAGAATTATTCTACTTGCAATTGTTGTAACTTTCAGCACTGTGATCGGTGCTAATGCTATCAACAATGTATCAAAAATGCAAGATACAAAGATGACACGTTTTTGCAAATCTGTACCCATTGGTGCATCATATGATGAAATATGTAAGGACTTTCGTGATAATATTAATTACAGGTTATATCAACTGTAGCCTCTAAAGTGTACCAGTTGTATGAATACAACTACAAACAACCCCTACACCAACACCCTAATCGAAATGGGTTATGACAAACAAGATGTAGAAGTTACATCAATCAATCTTAAAAAGAAAGAGTTTCCTTGTGTTATACATGGTCGCTCATTTGATACCGAAGAACAATACTATGAGGAACTCCATGAGTTTATGAATGGTATGTAATTCTTCCGAGATGTTATCGAGCAGCGCGAAA